TATTCTTAAATCATTAGGATTCAAAGGTGAACCAACAAACAAAGGAATCAGATGCCAATCATACAACAGCTGGGTTTCTAGTTTAAAAACCGAACAAAAAAGAAATTTAAAATTTATCGGTAACCAATTTAACAATGCTGAATTTGTCAAAAATTTAGTTGCTTTCATGAATGCTAACCCTGCAATCTTAAACAAAGGTGATCTTACTAAAGATGCTAAACCTGATTTATATGGTGTCAAACCAGCAACATGGAATAAAAGAATCGATAACTCCTTTGATGACTTAAGATACAGAATCAATGATGCTTACGATACCGTCAGATTCAGAGTTCACGGTTTAACCGGTGCATTCCCATCAGGATTCGTAACATTCAGAGGTGGTGCCGCCCCAGCTTACTTATTCCCATCTAGAAGCAACAACAGAGTCGAAAACTTACCTAAATTCTCTGCTCAATTAAAAAACATCTACAAAAGTTTAGTCAGTAGATTAAAGAGAAACAACAAAACTTTAGGTGCAACAACTAAAAAACAAATTGATGATATCTTTGTAAGTTTAGAAAGACATGAAGGTGAAGCAGTTAAACTTGTCACAGAATTAGAACAATACTACTTATCTACCAATGGTGATAGATCCGCTGGATTAATTACCAACTCTGCCATGGCAAAAGCTGTTCAACACTTCGAAAAGAATATGCATAAATTAAGAAAGAGAGCAATCAACATTGTTGATATTCAATCAGTATTAAACACTGCAGTAAATGATGCCGAATCAGCACAATCTAACTTTGGATCATTCCAAGAATAAATTAATTAAATTTAAAATTAAAATTATTAAATAATTTTAATCTTAAGTAATATAAATGAGTGTTAAAAACTATCCATACATAGGCCTTTTTACAAATAATCCATATGATATTAGAGGATTAGAATTTATAGAACTATATAAAACAAATAGAAAAAAATTATATAAAAAAGATGGTAATAAAAAAATTTTAAAATATAAATATTATAAACTTTTAGAAGAGCATCGATCATTTATATTAAAACTATTTGAAACATCAGAAAATGACCCAAATAATCCGTTTTTACAAAAATGGTTATTTGATTTCTTTTCAAGATTTATTAATTTTGATTCTTATAAAGTTTTTAATGTATTTATAAATTATGAAAATAGTTTCATTGTTGTTAAACAAATTATAGAAGAAATTAAATTAAATAAAGAAGAAATAAAAGATTTTATTAAGGCAGATCAAAAAGAAATACCAACAGACCTGCAATTACGCGAACAACAACAAAAAATAACAGATTTAGTTATGCAAATTGCTAATTATATAGAAATTATTCTTTTAGAATTTGATCAATTTTATGATAATGAAAATGAAACTTCTATTAAATTAATTGAAAAACCAACTGCAGCTGATGAAAAAAAAGCATGGAATAATTTTAATATCGATATTGATTTTTCATTAGATAGTACGTTTATACATAATTCATTTGATTCAAACTTTAAAAGGTCTATAGAGCGTGCTTTAAATATTAACTCAAACTTAAATAAAAAATATGAACTATATTTTAAACTTCAAAAATATAATAATAATATAAAAAGTAATATATATTTTGATACAGCAATACGTCTAAATCAGATTGATTATACTCTGGAGCATTGTTTAAACTTATTTTTAAATATAGACACAGAATCATGTGATATTTTATTTGTTAATGCAATGTCAGAAAATGAGTATGGTCCATATTGTAAAGAGTTATTTGAAAATGACGAACATTTTATTATATGGGAAAGAATAACATATTTTAAAAAATTAAATCGAGTAAATATAAAATATATAATGAAAATGTTAGAAAAATTACAATTTAAAATAAAAGTTAAAATCTTAAAAGAAAATCCAAAAATTATTTCAATTCCAGATTCATTTGCTGTTAAAAGTGATCTAAGTATAAAATCAAAAGAAAATAAAAATATTCCAACTTATGTAAGATTTTATGAAAATTTTGATAGTTGGAGCAAACATCAAACAGTAAGTAAAAAATTAAATAACCAACCTCATTTAAAAGAATATTTAAATACTTGTATAAATATTATAAATAGACGAATAACTTATTTAAATCCAAATTACAAAGATTTTATTGATTTTGGTAACAAATATTTTAATAACTTGAATACAAATGACAAAGATAAATTTGTTAAAATAACTTATAAAAAAATATTAGAATTATTAAATTCAGATGATGTAGAATTAGATCAAGTAATTATAAACTTACAAAAAAATAAAAATAATTTAAAAAGTATATTTACAGAAAATAATAATGTAATTGATTATAATTATTTAAATAATATTGGTTTAATAATAACAATGTTAAATAACCCGTCAGAAAATAATATAACTCAATTATCATACCTATTAAATAATTCCTATAAATTTAATAAAGCATTATTTGAATTTTAAAAAATTGAATTATTTATCATTTTACGAAATAATAAATAATTAAAAAAATTTTATATAATAATGATAAATATTCCACAAGATGTTCAAGACCCTTTTTATAGATATCAAAGGGAAAAAATTAAAACAAGTCCACAAAGATTAGGTGTCAAAATTGATAATTTAGAAAAAATATCAAAAGCAATATATCTAAATCCAAAAACTGTTATGAAATATTACCAAAAACACTTTGGATGTCAATCTAAAAATGATATCTTATATAACAAAACACTTTCTAATAGTCAATTAGATGAAACTTTAGAAATTTTAGTTAAAGATTTAATTTGTCAAAAATGTAATAACCCTGAAATTAAATTTTCCAAAAAAAAGAAAAAAATAGAAAAATCATGCAACGCATGTGGTGATAATGTAGAAATTACTGACGACTCTTTTAAAAAACTTTTAATTAATGAATGTTAAACCTGCTAAACCATTTGTTATTCTTAATACATTATAGTTATAATTATATACCCTCAATAATATTGGATTTTCATATGATACCAAAGATGATAATGTTAATTCTAATACTAAATCATCTATTCTACAAAAATTACAACTACCCTTTGGCTGATAACTTTCTGGATCTAAAGAATAAGAATATAAATTTATTCCTTCCTCTATCTTGTTTTTATGAAATAAATATGTATTCAAATAATTATAAAAATATTTATCATGCTCAAATGACCTAATTTGACCATTTTGGAAAATTTGCGACTTTATAATTAAATTATCACCATTATAATTTATCTTAGATGTATAATTGAATTTTTCTTTTATAAAACCATTCTTAATCTTATCTAATTGAGCTACCCAAAATAATTCTTTACTTGGATTTACAAAACCTAACTTAACTTTTGTATGAGTATTATAAATTGTTCTCTCTCCTGAATATTCTAGAGTTGATATTAAATACTCATGATTTGACGAAGCAAAACGTTTTCTTTCTAAATTATCCAAATATATAAAATTTACTATTAAACTAGAATCATTTATCGAAATATTTGGATAAGAAAATGTATGTACTAACTCATTTGATGCAGGAATTACATAATTAAAATTTTTGTCATACAATTTATATTTACTCTTATTCTCTAAACTAGAATTTGTATAATATTGTATTGACTTGTCATATTTAGTATAATATAACCTTCTATTTTCATAATCAAAATAATTAAATACCACAATTACATCTTGCCCACTGATATTTTGTGTCAAAATATCACCCTCTTTGAATAAACAAATATATTCTTCTACTGTAATATAATGTGTTGGAGTTTGAACTAAAACATCTTCTAATTGATTAAATTGAACATGAACTTTTAGATCACTTAAATGTAATGCAATTACTGGTAATGCCAATCCTTTATTTTTATTAAAAAAGAAATTTATTGGTATATATAAATTATATGTTTCCTTACCATTTGTGCTTTCATATAATGTTGGCACATTACCAATTAATATATCTTGTGAATCTTTATCTAAACCAGAAGATAAAGAATACCATATATTTAACCAATCACCATATAATTTATCAATCATTTGGCCATTAATCTCTAATTCTATATAATTAATTAGTGCATAACCAATTTTCTTACACCACTTAAATTTATTAAATGTATCTGTAAATAATTTAGGTATTTCAGGTAATTGAACATATAAATATATATCTGATATAAGATCAGCTGTTTTAGCTATGGAACAAGATACTCTCTCTCCAAAATTTGGAGTAGTACTAAATAACTGAGTTACTGGTTCTTGAGAAAAGTTAGTATGGCGTTTATAAACCATTTTAAAAAAAGTTATTTCTGGTTCTGCCGTTAAATATAAGTCTTCGAAACCAACAGATACTAATTGTATTAATCCACCAGACATTTATATATAATACTAAAATAATAAAATATATTTAACTTATTTTATTATTCTATAAATGCTAAACCCGCTAAACCACTCATTATTCTAAGTATGTTATAACTATTAGCAAATACCAAGACCTTCGTATTAGAGTTAGTAGTTAAATTGCTATCCAATTGCATCTGCATTTCTACTCTATCTAACATACTAAAATTTAAACTACCTGATGGCTGATATAAGAAATTATTTAAATTAAAACTATAAATATTAACTCCATCTGATGGAGTTGAACTATATCTTTCATATGGTATTACATAATTAGTATAAGTTCCATCTAAATCAACTAATTTAACATTATTTAATAATATTTTAGTTGAGATAATTGGATTGCCACTATTTACATCATTATTTAATGAATAATTACCTTTATCTTTAGTATATAAATTATCATTATTTAATAAAACCCAATAGATATCCTTAATATTATTTCTAAAATAAATATTAAATCTAGGATTTAATGAATCAATATTTTGAATACCATTAAACTGTATTTGTTCAATCAAATATTCATGCCTTGCCTCTGCAAATAACTTACGTTCTGACTCATCCAAATAAATGTAATTAGATATAATTTCCATACTTAGATCTGAACCAATATCTACCTTTGTCCCAATATCTTTTCTAACTAAATTATCTAAACTTTCAATATTAAATTTTAAAAATATATTAACATAAGGCATTGCAATTAAAGGAATATTTAACCCCTTATATCTACAAAACCAAAAATTTAAAGGAACAATTAATCTTTTAGAATTTTTTGTATTAGAATCCAAAGTTATTAAATCTTTAGTTGCTCCTATCATTTTTTCCATTAATTCTTTCTTATCATAATCACAATTTAATTCATACCATATATTATTCCAATCACTATAAATCTTATCTACTAACAAATCATTAAAGTACAAATCAATGCTATTAAATAAAAAATTACCTACATTATTTACCCAACTAAATTTAGGGATTGTCTCTCTTGTTAAAACTGAAGATATATCACTCTTATATTGAGTATAAGAATTATAATTAGTATTTAATGAATCTATTTCGCTACTTAACAATGTATTTATTTCTTCGTTAAATGAAGTATTAATCGTATTAGTAATATAATTTTCTAAATTTAATGATTCCATAGTTTGATCTCTTTCAATATATATATATTCTGTATAATACATTTTATATTCACTCTTATAATTACTAAATAATGAAGATAAATAATTGTCTATCACATCTGTAAATTTGTAACTACTTAAATTTATATTATTGTATAATATCGTCTTTAAATTATCACCAAAAAATTCTGGCGATAGAGATGCTAAATTAGTAATTAAATTTTCTACACCTAACATATCTAATATATCTTCATATTTTGTGGTATCATAAACAGATGTTACATTTAATGAAGGTGTTGTATTACTAACCAATAAATTTTTAAGATCTATCATTATATTACTTATTTTTTCTAAAGATGCTGTAAATTTTGTTTGGTTAGTAATATCAACAGGTTTACTTATTGAAACTTCATCATTTCCCAAGTCAAAATAATAACCATCATACAATCTAGATTTTCTTCTTAAAAATAATTTTTGTTCATCTATATATTCAAGCGTAGAAGGTATATCCTTAAACACATGAATATTAACATTCTCTGAATATTTTATCCCAATATCACTTACCTCTACATATTTTAAGTTATTATTTGAAGATTTAATAATACCTTTTCCATATTTTCCATTACCTCCTATTAAATTAACTACATCATTTACTGAATAACTACTTAAATTATTATTAAGTGTTATATTTACATTAGTATCTTGAGAAGTAGATGCAATCGCGCTTTCAGAATAAAACTTATTTCCTATGATATAAGGATAAACTGGATTCATATCTGTAACATTATCAAATGTTAAGAAATAAGCATATGTTCCTTTAGGAAATTCAGGTGTAAAACAATATCTACCATTACACTCATCTAAATCACCGAATCCTTCTATAAATTCATAATCTTCTACTATTGTCCCACTATCAAATGCAGTAACTGCACCTCCTGCAACTGTTATTATTGCATTTCTATTTGTTGTAAATTCAGATTTAATTTTATATGATGACTGAACTAATTTTACAACACTAACTTCTAATGGTTTTTTATATCCATAAGGACCATAAATTGGATAACCATCATATGCAATTCCTAATATTTTAGAATGACCATCAGTATGTCTTAATTTATCACCACTAAAATTTGATGCATCTAAATAAGTATTTGTAATTCCTGATAAAGAATTCATAAATTTACCTGAATAATAATTAAATGAATTAGAAGAATCTATTGCTGCATGATAATTAGTTTCCTTATTTGTAAACTCAGTAAAATATGATAACAAATTTAATCTAAAAGATTCTACTGATATTTTAGTAAATTTAACTCCATAGTTTGATAATGCATTTGTCGTTACTTCATCTTTTAAGAAACCATAAATATTTTCTTTTACATTTTCATTATATTGTAAATTAAAAGTTATAACATTATTTGTTACACTAGTAATACTTACTTCACCAATATATGATGAATTTTCAATTATACCATTAGAATATAATTTTAAAGTGTCACCTATATTTATCTGATTAGTTGTTATAGAATTATTACTATAATCAAAATAACTATCATAATCTAATGTTATATTATACACACTATTAGGAGCTGTTGTAGTATTTGCAGGACTAGATAATGAATATACATTCCTTAGTATAACACCATTTATAGATATTCCAATATCCCCATCTTTCATATCTGTTAAAAATTTTTCATTTAAGCCTGCTCTAATATTAATTTTGTAATCATATGTTTTATTAGTTACAGTTAAAGTATTAACTGCAGGCTCTGGACGATTATTACTCTGTATTCTTAAATTTGACTTTTCTAATGATAATGTTGTTTGTGAAGTAGCATCAGTTGTCGAACAAAATATACTATCTATATCAAACGGTACAATTATACTTTTAATACCACCATAATCATTAACCTCTTTTACTAAAACTTGTAGAATATTATAGTTTAAACTTGTATATTCAGTATCTGTTACAACACAACCTCTAATTATTTTATAACCAGAACCATCAAAGAAACCACCTGTCCCATTTAATGCAGTTTCTAACAATTTAATTGATTTATATGTTGATCCAGTTGTAAAATAATATTCTTTAATTTTATCATATAAACCACTTTCTTCCTTTACTCCTATATTTGCTTCAATTGTTCTATCTCCAGCACTTAATGATAAAATATAATTAATTTTTTCAGTGAATATTGTGGAATAAGATGTAGGAACAAATATTGTCTTGGCATTTCCTGCAACGTTCTTATATGACAATTCAACATACTCCTCCAATGAACTATTTTTTAATAATGTATTTATTTTATCTAATGTTATATTATTTGTGTTTATAATTTGATTAATTAACCAAGATCTTAAATATGATGATATTTTATTATATATTTGGAATAGAGAGATGGTGAATGTGAATTTATGCATAAAGTCGTATACTTCGTTATTGTTTTGTATTAAAGATTCTATAAAGGAATAAACTGATTTATCAGTTTCATCTTGAACAAATATTTTATTTACTGAAGTTGTTAAACCATTATTAACTCCTTCTGCAATTCCAACTTGAGTATAAATACTACTTTTTATATTAGTATCAGATTGAGATAAATTTTCATAAAAGTCAATATTTGCAACTTTATTTATAACAGTTTCATTACTTAAATAGTCATTAAATAAAACTTCATACGAAGTAGAAACCCCCGTTTTATTATATCTAATATTAATTCTATCGATATAATCATCTTTATTAGTCAAAACATGAATTGAGTCATATACTAATATTTCATTTTCAATTATATTTCTAATATTTGTATCTTTAATAGTATTAGTGTCATTTATATATTCATAAAATAATGTTCCAATTGATCTAGATTTTTTGTCAATTAAATCATCATAATAAATATTATTAGTTATATTTATATAAATCTCACAAAGAGAATCATTAGATGATATATAATATAAATTAGAATCTATTGTTTGTGCAGCAACAATTTCACTATATGAACTATCTGAAAGTTCATCTAATTTATAGCTAAAATATGTCTTTACATCTCCTAATAAATTAGCATCAGTTACAGTAGTTACTGTAGTAGAATTAGATTCAGTTTTAGTTAAATCTGTTCCATCAAATGAATATGATGTAGTTACATTATCGTTATTTACTATTCTTGTAAATGATTTTTGGTTCATATATGTTCTTAACAATGAATAATGTGTTGATATATTTGCAGTTTCTTTTAATAAAAATTCATTTAAAATTGTGTTACTATTAAAAATTTTACTAAAGTCAGAATAATATGATAAGTTAACAGTATTTATTAGTTGTTCTGGTGCAGATGTAAAGTTAGAATTTAATTTAATTAATTGATATATTTTACTTCCAATTAAAAATAATCTACCCAATAACAACTTATTATAAGCTGTTGTTGTATTTTTTAACTGATCATATAAAAATGATAAATAGTAAAGATACAATATATTAGTAAACTTATATCCTCTATAAGTTTCGTCAGTTGTTGTAATATTATTTATGGAATTAGTTGAAAAGTATCTGTCTGAAACTGATATAGTATTTATTCTAAAACCTTTTGTAAAATCTGCAGATGTATTATCACCGTTTTGACAAAACCCAAAATAAGTAAATAAAGTTGTATCAAAATTAATATTTGGATCTTCTGAACTATCAATATAAAATATATATTCTCTGGTAGAACTGCTATCATTTGTATTTGGATTAATTATAGATAATTTTACCTTACCTAAATAATTTGAAGAAGAAGAATAAAAGTTTGAACTAGTTGAAGAATATAACCAAAAATATTTATCAGTTTCTATGTTATTTGTTGTGTCGGCTCCAATAGGAGTTGTTGAATAATTTACATATTTATTAGTGTCATTAATTATTTTAATTAAATAATTTGTTTCATCTAATATATTACCATCAATTTGAATATATTTTGCAGCAGTATTATCGTGAAATAAATATGCATTATCAGTAATACTATCAATTTTTGCAACAGAAAAGTCTAAACCTGTTGTATTCTTATCATAATCATTATAAATAAGTTTAATACGTGGTTTAGCAACATTTTTTACATCTATTTCAGAAATTTTAAATATTCCTATTAAATTAGAACTTGCAATTGTATTAGAATTATATAAATATAATATATTACCAATAGTTATTGTAGCCCCATCATTATAACTTGTTCCATTTAATACAACTGTTATATAAGGACTAGTATCTGTGTAATATTTTATAATATTATTTAATGTTAATAAGTTAGAAGCATTAATTAACCCATTAAAGAATATATTACCATAAGATGTATATTCTGATTTGATATTGTTTTCTGCATTTATAAAGTAATTTAATACTTTATTCAAAAATTTATTATAAATAAATTCAGGTGTATTTTCAGAATTTGTATCATAAGTTAATACATTTGTAGAATCCTTATATAAAAATTTTTTGATGAAGTTATCATATGTAGAATATAAAGTAGTTTCATAATAATCATCTACTGCTTTTGTACTTTGATTTACATTAAATGTAATATTAATAGTAATTGCATCTGTAAATAGAACATTAACTAAATTTATAAGAATTTGTCTTTGAATAGATAAGCAAGATTTACTATATTTCACAACATTATTATAAAAGTCAGTTTGTGCTAATGAATTAATTGTATTATTAGTTGATGCATTTATGAATTGTAAATTATTCAATATATCTGAGAAAAATATTTCATAACTTACAGGAGTAATAGATATAAATCCATTAAATAAATATGTTTTTTCATAAGTATTGTAGTCATTTGTATGATTAGTGATCTTATTAATATTATAAGCATTTAGCTTATTGTCAAATATAATACCTTCTATTGTATTAGTATTTGAAGTAATATTTTGTATATAAAATATGAAATCTGAATTAGCATTTATAGTTGATGTATTATTATTAAATCCAAAAATAATCTGCTCATTTTCTAAATTTGTTACATTATTTAATACAATTTGATAAACATTATTACTATTTGCTTTTAAATTTATTGATGTTTTAGTATAAATATTTTTATTACCTGGCCATCCTGTTATATTTAAATAATTTGATAAACAGAAATTACCATTTGGAAAGTTTGTCAAGTCATTCTCTTTTAGTTTATATAAAACATCTTCATTGTATATTGATGTAAGTTTTTGTTTTTCTAAAACTGAAACAATATTTTTTAAATTGAATGTTTCTAAATTGCAAATAAATATTATGTCATACGATGATGCTTTGTTAGATGTATAAATATTAGTATTATCATAATTTATTTCAATTAAATTAGATTGTAATATATTTAAAGTATCTAGTTCACTATTTACTTTTATTTCTTTTTTTAAAGATGAGTTAGATGATATTAAATAATAAGAAAGTAAATTATAATTATTAGATGTGAAATAAGTTAATACCTCTTTGAATAACTTTTCAATATATCTATTTGGTGTATTCATTAGATAATTCTGTTTTTTATAATTCAAATAATTTAATAGAGGTGAAATGTTATTATTATAAAATAAATTTAATAAAATATCAATGTAATAATCTGAGTCAGTTATACTAAAGTCTATTTCATTTATATTATCAGTTTTTGATAGTTCAATTGTTGCACTATAATCAAAATTTGTAAATATTTGTGAAGTTGGTAAATATTTATTTAATAGATTTTCAGATAATTGATAATAAGTATTAACATTTGTATTGGTTGCTAAATTTTTTGTAATTAAATTATTAATATTAATAATACCAGCAGACATTGCATTTGCAGCAGTTGACGTATTTTTATCTGTAAAGTTTATAAATGGTTGATAATATTGTTTTTTATTAATATGGTTAGTAATATTATTGAATATGTTAACAAGATTATTTTTTTCATTATTTGTAATTATTTTGATATTTCCAATTTGATTATTTACTTCTTCATATAAATCTCTTTCATAAGTAACTTTAAGTTGAGGTAAATCTATCATAACATACATGTTATCTAACAAATCTCCATTTTTTGGTATATTAACTTTATTAATTGTATCAAATGATACTTTATTTTCAAATATAATAGTATTATAAAATTTAGAAAAATTAGTATAACGATGATAAACTAGTTTAAAGAAGGTAAATTCAGGATTTCTGGTTAATAAAATATCTTGAGTTCCTGCTGAAATTAATTGTAATAAACCACCTGTCATTATTTAAATACAATAAACATTTTATTTTTAAGTTATGAATATAAATTAAAATTTTATTTTCATAACTTATTTAATGGAAATAATTAATATTACTAAATATTTAGATAAAAATGATTATATGGACATTTTAAATAGTTTAAGTGATAAAGATAACTTTTATAATTTTATAAAGTTAGTTTTAGAACAATTTAATAATTTAAATACTAAAAAAATTGAGTTCATAATAAAAATAATATTAAATAAAGTTATTTATTTTGATGGTAATATTCAATCTGAAGACTTGCAATTTTTTTATAAAAAAATAGAAGATACTAAAGGGTTTAATTTAAATATTTTAAATAAATTTATTTCAACATATGACAAATTGAAGCAATTAAAAATTATATTTATTTCATTAAATTTTCAGTTAATAAATCTTTTTAAAAAAAAATTTAATGATTTTAATGAATATGTAAAAAACCAAATTCTAACACCTAAAGATCTAGACGATATCAAATTATTAATTGAAAATAAAGTTATTGTATATTATAATGCTTTTTTTGAAACTTCATATAATAACATTTTTTTTAAAAGAATTACAGATTGTAAAAATATAGTAACTCAAGATGCGAATACTGAAGAAATTATAAAAAGATTAATTTCATTAAAAGAACTATTTACATTGCCATTCTTGGAGAAGTTGGGTATTGAAACTATTACACTACAAGACTTTTTACATATGGAATACAATAAAAGGGTAAATTATTATAGAATGTTTTATATAAAAACATTTAGTTTATTCAAAAATTATTTTAAGTTATTTGATACGGTGCTATCAATTAAAAGTGAAATAGATGAATTAATAAAAATAGATCCATTAAATTACATTGATTCCTTATATGATTCTTCATCAAGTTTCATTTTTTCAGAAGATAACTTGGAAATAGAAATGAATAAATTTGAAGATAAAGATAAAATTAGTATTTTTAATTTTGAAAATTCATATGAAGAAATAGAATATGAAAAGTCAAGTAGTGAAGAAGATCTTGCTGATACACCATTTGTATCATTAGCAGACATTGCTCCATTTATTGTTGATGATAATGAATCAAATGGACAATCAAATTCATCTAGTGAGTCCTATGGTAGTTCAGAAAGTGCTTCAGATGAAGATATTGAAATAAGTGATATTTTTGTAAAAAATGAAGATTAATATGCAAAAACTAAATTACAAAGGCCTTTATTAAATTTTAATATATTGTAGTTAACACTAATAAAATTTATAAGTATGTAATCAGATGCATTAAATCGAGATAAAAATTCATTTGTAAACGATAATTTTAAATTTTTTCTATTTAGCCTTGAAAAATTACAACTTCCAGAAGGTTGAATATCTAATGGATTTAATGCAAATGAATAAAAATTAATACCATCTGCAGGAGTGTTAATATCTGCTTCATAACTTGTCAAGTAGTTATAATAAGACCCTTCAAAATTAGATGTTCTATCTACTCCATTTAGTTCTAATTGTGCTTCTTTAATTGTATTATTTTTATTATTATTAATACTAGGGTAATTATCTGTGACAGTATAAGTCAAATTACCAGTATACTCATTAAAAAATTTATAATTATCAACATCAGTTTTTTTTTGAGCAGTCCACATATAATATTTTGTAGGATGATTTAAATTTAAATCTACATTTAAATTACTTGCTTTTAGTTTATTAAAACTAAATTTATTTACTTGTTCAATTAAATATTCATGTGAAGCTTGTGCAAATTTTGTTCTTTCATCTTGATCTAAATAAATATAATTTACTAAAAAAGTAATATTACTTATTTTAATTAAGTTATTAATATCATTTCCTGTATAATCGGTATAAATTAGATTAGATAAACTCTCTAATTTTAATTTAAAAATGATTTCTTGATTACGAATAGAAATTAATGGTAATGATAAGCCAATATGTCTATTAAAGAAAAATTTAAGTGGTAAATAAATAAATAAACTATCAGTTTCCGAGTTATTATATGTATATGCATTCGTATTCTTATCAAAAAAATAGTCATAATCAGATTGCTTTAAACTACTTTCAAATAACTGGTTCCATAAATATAACCAAGTGCTATATTGTCTATCAATTATAACTCCGGCTATTTGAAGTTCAATGTAATTTACTATATTCCAACCTAAATCTTTTATCCAACAAAATTTATAATTATTTAAAAGGGAACTATCATAATTATTTTTTTTTGTGGTGTAAATTGATTGCAAGTTACTTAGCATATTTTTACTTCTTTCAATATATCCTTCTACTAAAATTTTTAAAAAGTTTTTTTTTTCTAATTCATTTACATTTTTAGTTCCAATAGTAGTTAGATCAGTTTCAATATCAAATGCTTGTTTAATATCATTACTAACCTTATTTTTTAGTAATATGAAATTTTTATTAGAATCTAAATAGGTTGTAATAGATGTTTTAATATTTGTAAATGTTTCATTTGAATTATTAATTCCACTATTTGCTAAATAAATACTTTCATAAATATATTTTATGAAATTGTTAAAATTTATAATATTATTTTCAGCAGTATTAAATTCTGCTAAAGTAGTATTAACTAAATCGGTATTTGTTGTAGTTTTTTCTATTTTAACTTTAGGTATTTCTAATTTTAAAACAGTTGTATTAATCAAATCACCATTTTTTGGAACAGGGCACGTGATAGTTTCTCCAAAATTTTTGGTTCCATTAAAAGGTAATTCTAAAAATTCCATTGCAAAATTAGTATATCTTTTATAAATATATTTAAAATGTGTTATTTCTGGGATTCCTGTTAGAAATAAATCTTGTGCCCCATAAGCAACTATTTGTATTAAGCCTCCAGGCATTTATAAAATATAAATATTTAAATTTTTTATAAAAAACAAATTAAAATAAAATATTTATATTATTATATGAATAGTAATTTATCTGAAAACCCTAAATTCGAATTAGACTTATCTGAAATAATAAAAAGAGCTGTAAAATATTTATTAGAAGGTGGAGCTGTTGCTTTAGCTGCAAGATATATTCCTTCTGAAAAAATTGACATTAGAGAAGTTGCTGCTATTGCATTTACTGCTGCATGTGTATTTGCAATCCTTGATATGTATGCTCCAAGTGTATCTGTTGCTGCAAGACAAGGAGCAGGATTTGCAATTGGTAGTTCAACTGTTGGAGGAATTAAAATGATTAATTAGATATAAAGCTTAAATGTAGTTTTAACTTATACTTTGTTAAAACCATATAGATATACCATTAATAAATAATTATATATTCTTAAAAAATTATGTTAAAAACAGAACAAAATGAAAGTATAGTAAAATGCACAGAAATAAATATTAAAAATGTGTTAGATTTATCATATGTTGATGGTATTTCTTTTGATATCTTAGTAAGAGATATTAGTAATGAAACATATTTATTATTAGCTTTTGAAAAAGCTTATTCTTTGTTAGCAATAAAACAAAAAAAGAATAGAAGATTTGATTTAAATGAAGTTAAAATGGTTGGTCTTCATTTATTAGATGGAGTAAATGAATGGAATTCTGTAAAAGTGTTAAATATATTATTTGATAAAAGAGACAAATGTAAACATGAACAGACGCTTTTTTTATTAGATGTAATTTCTTATTTAATTGATAAAAATCATATTTTAATAAGTTATCATTTAATAAAATTAATTAGTGTAGTTAATATTTTAATACATGATTTAAAAAAACAGGTAAAAGATAAAGCAGTAATTGTAATGGAAAAGTTACTTAAATGTAATGGAAATAAAGATTTAGATCCATTCCTTCCTGTTGTTTTGGATGCATTACAAGATATTAGAAATATTCCTTTAGCTGTAGAAAAGTTAGCTGGATGTGTTTTTGTTCAAAATGTTGAATTCAGAGCACTAGCAGTTATTTTACCTATTCTAGAAAGGGGATTAAAAGATAAAATCACAGAAATTAGACGTAAAAGTTGTGTTATTATAGACAATATGTGTAAATTAATTGAAGATCCAAAAGAGATCTATCATTTAATGCCAATTTTAAAACCACTTGTTATAAATTGTGCAGAAAATATCAGTAATCCAGAAGCTAGAAGTATTGCAGAGAGATCTTTGAATACTTTAAATAAAGCATGTGGAGATGAATTTAAAATTACAAAATACAGTTTGGAAGACATACAAATTGTATTAAAATCACAAATTAACATAAATGATGTTAATTTAAGTGAAAAAATAGATAATTTATCAGAAATTATCTTAGAATTGAGTAACATTCAATATTTTGAACATAATGTTTGGAGCGAGTTATTTTCAAAATATTTGGTACCTGTACCAAACTCAAATGAAGTATGTCAAGTAGTTTACGATAAGTTTAAAATTACTTATAAAGTAAAAGATGATCGTTATGTTGATAATGAAGAAGGTGCTGATTTATATCAAGGTGAATTCTCTTTAGCATATGGTGCTTTAACTTTGCTAAATAATACTTTTATACATTTAAAAAAAAATAGATTTTATGGTCTTTTAGGGCCAAATAATTGTGGTAAAACTACATTAATGAGAGCAATTGCAAATGAACAAGTAGAAGGTTTCCCTAAACGTGATGAGTTAAAGACAGTATTTGTAGAGCATGAAATTCAAGAAAGAGAGGTGGGCGAGGACGATAAAGGTTATCCTATTTTTAATATTGATTTATGTGGTATTGATTGGGTAGTTGATTGTTGTAATGAAGTTTATAAAATGGAGCCAAAAGTTCAAAGGGAGGATGTAGAGAGGGTAATGGAAGAAATTGGTTTTGGAAATTCCAAAAAAGATATGGGTAAAGACAGAGCGGCAGATGCAGCTATGGGAGTTACAACATATTCAGGTGGTTGGAAAATGAAAATGCAATTATGTGCTGCTACATTAATGAACGCTGATATTCTTATGCTTGATGAGCCCACGGGTCATTTAGATGTAACTAATATTGCATGGATAAAAGGTTGGTTAAATAATTTTAGACAAGGAGGTGGTTCAATTATTTGTACATCTCATGACTCTTCATTTTTGAATGATATGTGTTCACATATTATTGATTTCCAAAATAGAAAGCTAGTTATGTTTAGAAGTAAAGATGGTGAAGTTTTAAAACGATTTGTAGAAAAATATCCAGAAAAGAAGGGTTATTTTGAATTAAAAAATGATGTAATGAAATTTGATTTTCCAGATCCAGGAAGACTAGAAGGTAGTAAATGTATTCTTAAAATGAAACAGGTTACATTTCAATATCCTATTAGGGATAAACCAACAGTTATGGATATAACATTATCATGTTCTACGTCATCTAGAGTTTCAGTAGTAGGTCCAAATGGTGCAGGTAAATCAACTGCAATAAAATTATTAATAGGTGAATTAAAACCATCTGCAGGAGATGTATGGAAAAATCCTAATTCAAGAATAGCGTATGTTGCACAACATGCATTTCAACATTTAGAAAAACATATTACTAAAACACCTACTCAATATATTTTATGGAGATTTGCAGGTAATGACGATAAAGAAAGTGTAGATTTTAAGGCAGATATTGATGAAGAAAACTTTGTAAAGAAAAAGTATTATCTTAAGTTAGAAGAATTAACATATGAAATTAAATTATGTAGAAGTCCAGAACAAGAGAAAAAAGCAGTTGTATTAGATAAAATTCTTGCAAGAAGAAATAACAAAAAAGAAAAAACTAAAGAATATGAAGTTTATTGGAAGAATATGGCAAAAGAAAATAGAATGTGGGTTAAAAGAGTAATTTTAATGAATATGGGGTGCATAAAAGAAGTTCAAAGATTTGATGAAAAAATGGCAGCAGCGGCAGGTTTGATGGATAAGTCATTAACATCAAATTCAATTGAAAAACATTTATTAGGTTTTGGAATAGATCCAGAACAAGCAAGTCATACTCTGATTGGATCTTTATCTGGAGGACAAAAAGTTAAAGTTGTATTAGCTGCTTCTTTATGGCTAAATCCACATTTAATTATTTTAGATGAACCTACAAATTATTTAGATAGAGATGGATTAGGTGCATTAACAAAAGCAATTGAAGATTTTAAAGGCGGTGTAGTAACAATTTCACATAATAGAGAATTTGCAAATGCAGTCTCTCAAGAAAAATGGATTATGGAATCAGGAAGATTAAGAAAAGAAGGAGAGTCAATAGCTAACCAAGATCAAGAAGATAATACAAATAAACTGATACAAAATTCTATAGTAAAAGATAGATGGGGTAATGAAATCAAAGTTGATAAAACACAAATGATGGGTGAAAAGGCAAAGAAAAAGGAAATTAAAAATTTACAAAGAGCTTTAAAAAAATTAAAAAAGAATAAAGGTTCCGAAGATGAAATTTATGATTTAGAAGATAAAATAGCTGATTTAATAAAATAAAATTGAAATAATTTAGTATAGATTTAATTATAATAAATTATAATTAAATTAATATGCCGAAAGATAACTTTGAAACAATAGCGATAAAGCTAGGATGGAGTATTTGTAAACAATGTAAAACTCTAGTTGTAAATGTCAATAAGGATGGCAATTGTAATCCTCCTTGTCGACGTGTTTTAAAAAGTAATCCAAAAAAAAATAAAAATAATAAGTAAATTAATGAAAAGGGTATTTAATAATACTTATTTTTTAATTAATTATTTAAATAAATCTAAAGAAACATTAGTTTCCAAAAAAACAATACTAGAATATAATGGTTTAAGTAAAGAAAATAAAGTATTAAATGCAAGTAAATTTATTTATAATGAAGTTCCAATCAGGTTTTCTAAAAGAATTAAAGAATTAGAAGATTTACCATTTGATATTAAAGTAGGTCATGAAATCTTTACATTAAGAGACTGGTATATAAAGTCATTACAAGATATAACATCTGTGGATGAACCAAAATGTTATGACAGTTGTGATAACTTTAGAGAAATTATTTCAAATATATTAAATCGCCATCAAACAACTTTGATTACAATTTCTAAGGGTTTAGGAAAATTAAATTTATCTGAAAATAATAAAAATTTAATAAAATATAATAAGTTTTTAGAGAATTTTTGTATAAATCGAACAAAAACAAGATTTTTGTTAGATAATTATTATTTATTGTATAATGAAAATACAAATTATATTGGAAATATAAATTTACATTGTAATTTAAGTAATATTATATCAGATACTCTTTATGATGCAGAAAGCATAACTGAGATAAATAGAATGGAATTTCCAGATATTAAAAAAAATATGATTGATACTAATTTTATATTCAACCAAAATTTCTTAGTATATCCAATATTAGAGATTCTAAAAAATTCAATTGTAGCTTGTCAAAACAGAGAGAATCCTAAAATAGAAATTGATTTATCTGGAGATGAAAACATAAAAATTTTAAAAATATCAGATAATGGAATAGGAATTAAATATGATGAAATGCCTAAAATTTGGGATTTTAGTTACACAACAGCAGATGTAAATTTTAATGATAATTTTGATAATGATTTTGAAAAAACAAATCCTATTTGTGGATTTGGTTATGGTTTACCGATATCTAAAATTTTATTAAATACAATGGGTTGTGATATTAAGATGTTTTCTGAATACAATAAAGGAACTGATACTTATATAATTATAGATCAAAATAATAACTGGGAAATATAGTTTTATTTACAAATTGCTCCTGCAAATACCATAAAAAAGCAAAATGCTGGAAATATAAATATTAAAATTACTAATAGTTTATATGGTGTATAAACTATGCAATTAAAACATCTAAAACATTTATCTTTTTCTAATCTATCTTCTAGTAAATCTTTATTTTCATAATATGACACAAATACATTATCATAAATATCTTCAGCAGATCCTGGTAAATATTTAAAATATAATTCTTTGAATTCATTATCTAATGTCATTAAAAATTCCATTGCTAGAGAATTTAATATCATATTTTGAAGGTCTCTTTCAAAAAAGACAACCCATATATTTGCTGAATATACAAGTAAACTAAATGAGAATTCTTGAAATGTATCTAAAATTGCACTTATGCTATTAACTCTATTCATTTTCTTTAAACTTAATGTATTAGTGATATTATCCCACATGAAAAAACTTCGTGAAAAATAAATTAATGATATTCCGCTGATCATTAATTTATTTTCAAATGTATCATTATTTGAACAAACCTCTCCATTAAAACTATTTACTTCATGACTAATTAGTGCATAATATAAAAGCCATTGTCCTAAAAATACTAATATTGGTAGTGCAAATAACAATGAAAATATATGAGAACAGTAAATCTTATTATTTTTTTTAAGTTCTTTATTCATATATCCTCTGTATAAATGATATCTAAAAAGACTAAACATACCAAATGAAGGAGAGGTTTTTACTATTTCTGCCTTTTCATCTGATGTAATTTCTTCATCATAATTATTTTTGATAGGCGAATTATAACCTGGTGATATTTTTTGAGTGTGTTCTCCACCTAATAATAGGTGGTCAAATATTTTTAATTTAAAATTTTTGAAAATCAACGGGATAGCTTCACATATGTAATCACAATATGTTTTAGTTGAATTTTCTCTTTCCCATGATTTTTGTTTTTTTACTATATGATCAGTTTCTTTAGTAATTTCTAAATTACTAGTTTTAACTGTTGGATAGTAAATAACTGTTCTTTGGTACTCTTGCAATTTATCTTCTTTCTTTTCCATATAAAATATATATAAAACTTACTTATAAATACTTATTTCAATTTTATAAGTAAGTTATATTGATGGTATAAATTCCCAATTTAAATAGCCACAAATTTTCTTCCATATTCTATCTTGTTCTTTCAATTTATCTTGACTTTTTAAAAGAGGGAAACAAGGTAAAAAATCATCTAATTCTAATAGTTCGCAAAATTTGTGTAATGTATAAGAATAACTCAAAAAGTTTTTTCTGTCCTTAGGACAATATAATGTAAAAGGTTCTTGGCATTGTTTAAACATTTGTCTAAATTTCTCTTCAACTTCTCGTGTCATTTTTGGTGGTGGTATACCTGATACTTTATTTATAATATGTTGAACATGTTCATAATATTTATTATAATTTAATTTCTTTAGTATACTTCTCATTTTTTTAGGTGTAATAAATTTATCTAACAATCTTTGTTTTTTCATTTCTATTAATATTTTATCATATACTTCATCTGGTATATCTGTTGACTCTTTCGCTTGAAATTGAGCAAGCCATTCATTAAAATGATTAATTCTTTTATATGAATATGCTGTTGCATCAGGAACAGGCTCTTTATAATTTGGTTTGTCACTATCAAGAATTACTTCCTCACAGAAACCACAACTAGTACAAATCAAATATCCATCAGATAAATGTAAAGTCATCTCTGCCTTACATTCACCATTAGGGCAATACTTTGGTTTGAATTTTTTATATTTGCCAACTTTTGTTTGTTTATTATCAATAACTTTCAGATACTTTTCAAGTAACTCTGCTTTATTATTCGATGATTTTTTCTTTTTAACTAAATTAGAGTTATTAAAAAAATCAACTATTTCCATATGTTTAACATCACTCTGTTTATTATTTTGTTCATAATATGGCGCAATGTAATCTATTGTATTATTATAATATAATAATTCTTCTAAACTAGAATCTAACTTTTTTAACTTCTTTCTTATCTCTTTATTTCTATCTAACAAATTTGTTTTTTCTTGTAAAGTTTCATTTGTATAATCAATATAAGGAATATCCTTAATAGCTTTTAATTTATTCATATTATATTCAAGCTCTTTAGCAAGATCTTGTTGTATTAAATCATGACTTTCAAAGTATGATACTTTATCTTTATGCCGTTTGTCCAAAGTTGTTTTAACTTTGTTCCTTTTTGTCATTATAAATGTCTATAAAGATAAACTTTAATATTTATTTTGAAAATTTATTTAAATCAAAATAACCAAACGCGATAAACGCACCTTTTAAGATTGAAAATCATTTAGAAAATATTTTTATTATTATGTATTTAGGACATGAGGATTTATATAAAATATTTATTTTGATAAATGCTCAAAATAAAGGGTGGAAAATTGGTATTTCTGATGAGAAAACTTTTTATTTGATAAAAAATAAAAATGAAAAAGGTAAATCTTTTATAAAAGATTTAAGAAAATTATCTAAAAAACCTATAAATTTAGAAAGAGAATTAAATGAGTTAATTAATAAGAAAAATTTATAATAAAATAATGTTATTTAATTATAAATATGTCAGGCGGAATTATGCAATTAGTTGCCTATGGGGCCCAAGATGTTTATTTAACTGGGAATCCACAAATTACATTTTTTAAAATAGTTTATAAAAGACACACAAATTTTGCAATTGAAGCAATAGAACAAACTGTATCTGGAAATAATTCATTTGGATCTACATTAACATCTACAATTGCAAAGAACGGTGATTTAATCACTAAAATGTATATTAAATGTACAGTATCCTTAACAGGAACCGGTGGAAAATTTGCATGGGTAAATAAACTAGGTCATGCTTTACTAGAAGAAGTTGAGTTATTAATTGGTGGTAGTAGAATTGATAAGCAATATTATGGATGGTTGAATTTATGGTATGAGTTGGCAAGAAATACATCCCATAATAGGGGTTATGATAAGATGATAGGAAATAATAGTGATATGACAATATTATCTACAGGAGATAAGACAGCAACATTATATATTCCATTGCAATTCTTTTGTAATAAATTTAATGGTTTAGCAATACCTGTAATAGCATTACAATATCATGATATTCGGGTTGATTTTAAGTTAAGGAATGCTAGTCAATTAGTTGTAAAAGAATCTGTAACTACAACAACAGCTACAATATCAAATATAAGTTTAATGGTAAATTATGTATTTTTAGATTCAGAGGAAAGAAAACGTTTTGCTTCTTCAGCACATGAATATTTAATAGAACAAGTTCAAGCAGATTTAAATGAAAAAGCAGATGGATCAAATACAATGTATAATTTAAACTTTAGTCATCCTTGTAAGTCATTATATTGGTATATGCAAAATGGTAATTTCATATCAGGTAAATCCTTTTTAAGTTATGAACCAGATTCTACATATATTTACAGATCAGGTTATGCAGATACAAATTTAACTTTAATAAATAATGCAACTATAAGATATGTATTATCACAAATGTATTCAAATGCTGGGGTAGTATCTTTGAGTTTAAATGGTTCACAAACTGCAACTGCAACAAGTCAAACTACAGCAACAACTTATAATCATCATTCTATTACGGCAGGAACAGCAGTGATTAAGGCGAATTATAGTAGTTTAACTAATATTAATAATACTGCAAATACAGCAGATTGTTCAGCAAATGATGTATCAAATTGGGAAGTAGTAACTCCTTTATCAAAAGATGATATATCAAAACCAATAACAACAATAATGAATGGAATTACTAGAACAACTGATACTTCAAATAGAGGACATGCAAATTATGATATTGTAGTATACCAATGGAATAATTATGGAAAATATATTGATGGATCAGTTAATCCAATAACTGCATCATTATTAAAACTTAATGGCCATGAAAGATTCTCTCAACAATCAGGTGAATTCTTTAATTACTTACAAGCATATGAAACTCATAAAAGCACACCAAAAGATGGAATTAATTTATATAGTTTTTCAATAAATCCTTTAGAACATCAACCTTCAGGAACATGTAACTTTTCAAGAATTGATAATGCTACATTAAATTTAACATATGATTCGGATGTAGCTTCAATTTCGGGAAATGAATTATCTATATTTACAATAAATTACAATGTATTAAGAGTAATGAGTGGATTAGGTGGAATGGCTTATAGTAATTAAATATATAGATTATTAAAAATATTATAGATTATTAAAAATATTATAGATTTTTAATAATTTTTTAGAAAATTATATAGAATTTAATTTATTTTCATAAATTTTTTTTGTAAACTAATTATATATAAAATATGGGTGGAGGTTTAATGCAACTCGTAGCCTATGGTGCTCAAGACGTTTACCTTACAGGTAATCCACAAATTACATTTTTCAAAGTTGTCTACAGAAGACATACCAACTTCGCATGCGAAGCTATTGAACAAACTTTCAATGGCACTCCTTCTTTAGGAGGAAGAGCAACTGTCCCAATCACAAGAAATGGTGACTTAGTCACTAAAATGTGGTTACACACCACAGCAACTGCCACAGGTGCAGTAGTAACTGATTTAGGTTACAATATGATCAAATCTATTGAATTACAAATCGGTGGAACTAAAATCGATAAACACTACGGTAAATGGATGTATGTATGGCATAAATTAACATCTACTGCCGAAAAAACAACAGCTCATGATATCATGACTCAACAAACTGCTATGGCCAACAATGACACTTCAGAATTATTTGTTCCTTTACAATTCTTCTGCTGCAGAAACGACGGTTTAGCTTTACCATTAATTGCTTTACAATACCACGATGTCAGACTTGAATTCGAATTCAACACAGTAACTAACTGCTCTATCTCTAACACAACTTTATTAGTAAACTACATTTACTTAGATAGTGAAGAAAGAAAAAGATTCGCTCAAGCTTCTCACGAATACTTAATTGAACAATTACAATTCACCGGTGTTGAAAGTGTCACAGCAAATGCTTCTAACAAAGTTAGACTCAATTTCAACCACCCAGTTAAAGAATTAATCTGGGTAAACGGTGATGCCGCAGTCGCTGACGATGACGCTGTCACAAGTGCTCTTTTACAATTAAACGGACACGATCGTTTCTCCCAACAAAACGGAAGATTCTTCGACTCTGTTCAACCACACACTCACCACACTAACTCTAGAGCTGGTGTTAATGTATACTCATTTGCTCTTAACCCAGAAGAACATCAACCATCTGGAACATGCAATTTCTCAAGAATCGATAATGCTACATTAACTGTCCAAATTGCAAATGGTGCATCTACATCATTATACGTATACGGTGTCAACTACAACGTATTAAGAATCATGAGTGGTATGGGAGGTGTTGCTTACAGTAACTAATTTTTTTATCATCTAAAAAATAAATTATTAAATATTAAAAATACATATAGAATTTTAATATTTACTTTTAAAAATAAGAAGAAAAAATAAGAAAATATATAGAATTTAATTTTTTATTTGAAATTTTTTTTATCCATTAATTATATATAAATTATGGGTGGAGGTTTAATGCAACTCGTAGCCTATGGAGCTCAAGACGTTTACCTTACTGGTAATCCACAAATTACTTTTTT